CTTCCATCTTGACGAATCAATCTTTGTCCAGCGGGCTGTAGCCGAGCGATCAGTACCCATGACCATCGCCCAGGCAATCGCTATGCCCGACCTAGCCGACTACCAGTTCACCACATATAATACCTTTCCCGCCGATGCGCCTAACCGATCAGAGGCACAAGTGTTTGGACGAAAATATCTCCTCCACGAGACAGACGATCCATCCCTCTCCTTCGAGCAACAGCTCGGCCTGATCAAGCGCCTCGAAACAGAGGCAGAATTAAAAATGATCGTAAACTCAGGAGGGAAGTCTCTACACGCTTGGTTCCATTGGTCCCCAGGCAATAAAGCATCCTTCCTCGAGCTGTCCCAAAAACTCGGTGGAGATCCACGATTTAAATTAATGAACCAACTTTGCCGACTACCCTGGGGAACCCGCCGCAAAGAGGCCAACCTGCCAACCGCCCAGCCGATCATCTACTGGAAGGATTAGTTCTTCTTCAAAAAAAGGATAAATGATTCACAAACTCTTTCTGCAAAAAACCATCGCAAGACGGTTTATTAGTTTAGGGGTTCCCGAGGTAGATGCCATGAACTTTGCCTCCCGAATGAATGAGAAAAACCTCGTACTCATCGTTCGAGAGGAAGGCGAGGGCAAGCCCGACTTTATAATATTAGTAAAACATAAACATTAACATTCAAACATACACATGGCTAAAAAAGAAGACTACTTAACCCCCGAGGCGATTGCAGATATTGACGAGGTTGATCGATACCTCTCCCAAAAAGGAAAGATTGATTATTCTTCCGAGAATACACACACCCAGCAGGATTCTCCTCCGACTGCATATTCCATAGCAATCGAAGATCCACTACCAGCACCCAAGTTTTTATCGCTCTCTCAAATGATGAGCATCGATAAAGACCCATCCACCATGCCCAATCAAATAATCGAGGGTGTATTATATAAAGGTTCTAAGATGATCATCTCCGGCTCCTCCAAGGCAGGTAAAACCCTATCCCTCCTCCACCTCGGACTAGCCGTTGCCAATGGACAGCCCTGGTTAGGACACAATACACACAAGCATGGATCGAAAGTCATCTACCTCGACTTTGAGCTAAAACCCCGCATGGCCGCCAAGCGGATTGCCGAGATGGTTCGCCTCAATCCCGCCTACCTCCCAACCACCCAAAACTTCCTATATTGTGGCCTACGAGGACAATCCCGATCCCTCGAAGACCTCGTCCACTACATCGAGGACCTCGAGAACTACCAGCCAGACATGGTAATAGTCGATCCATTCTACAAGCTCGCCACAGGTGCAGATGAGAACGATGCCGGTGCAATCTCCGAAGTGGTCAACCGCATGGAACAATTCTCCGAACGCCTCGACTGTTCATTCGTCTATGCCCACCACTTCTCTAAAGGAAACAAGTCTGACACGGACCATATCGACCGGGCAAGCGGGTCAGGCGTATTTGCCCGTGACCCCGATGCTATCCTCACCCTAACACCCCACGAGGAAGAATATCACCTCGTCCTCGAGGCAACCCTCCGAGACTTTCCAACCCCCGACCCACAAGTGGTTGAATTTTCATGGCCAAACTTTATCCATAAGCCCGACCTCGAACCAAAATTAAGAAAGCCAGGACAGGCAAAAGAGAGTAAAAGATTAATGTTAAACAAAAAACTATCCACCGCCCTAATCGATATACTAAAAGATAACTCCGTTGATGGACTTGAAAACCTCAGAAAAAAGCTCCAAGAGAAGACAGATGAGAGTATCGGGGAGAAGAAAATGAATACAATAATGCAACTTTGTAAGGATAATATAAGTGTACATATCACCGAAAATGGTTACGGAAACATTTATTCCTATACCGAGTAAATATGTCACGATTACCCTCTAGAACCACCACCCCCTTCCCCCTTATATATAAAGGAGGAGGGTGGTGGTCAAAACAGGCTATAGTAGAACCCTCTTCCCTGGCAGGGTAAGCTATGGCCTCCAAAGTCGGCCATTAGCTATTGCTTCGCAATACCTACCGCTCACACCCACCACCCCTCCTGCCTGTCGGCCGGGGTAAAGGGAAGAGGGTACTACGATACAATAGCCTACAAGCTCGACCACCTTCTCAGATTATTATCGAAAAAGATTTGAAAGTATTACCAGGCTTAGGAGTACATCGATTGAAGAGAATGCCCGTAGGAAGGGTTAGGATCGTAAGAATGAGTCAGAAGACTCGCTGATATGCCAAAGGATCCCTAGGGTGCTCTACGGGGATTTAAAGGCTATGCTCGTAAGTATACCTTAATGCAGATTACACAGCCAACCAAGTAAACTCCTGACACAGCCTATTAGGTACAGCTAAGGATTCTGACACAGCCAACCAGGTAGAGCTACTGACACAGCCAACCAGGTAGGCTGGCAATCTAAGGATTGGCGGTCAGGCGGATAATAACTTCAATAACTGCAAAGCAAGTATCAAGTATTAGTTCACGCTCTAAAAAGAAAAACGCCAGGGCGATTATCCAACGCCATTCATGCTGAAGGTTCGACATCCGTTACCTCAGCTTCGATAACCTCTTCATCTTTCAGATTCTTCAGCTCGGCTCGGATCTCATCGAGGGATAAAGATTTCTTCACCTCTATGGTTTGAGTCGGCTCACCTTCGTACTGGCGATGCTTATCGATTAGGATGCCTGTAGCGATTGGAAGGACTCCTGATGGGATTTCATCGTCTTGTAGTTTCGTTATAAGGCTTTCCACAGCAAGATGAGTCGCAGTACCAATTAAGGCCCTCAAATGCTTTTTAGAGTCCTTCAGCGTCTCCTGTTCCCTTGATCGAACGATAGAGACAGTATGAGGTGAAACCTTACAAGACTTACAGATTTGTTTGATCGTTGCCCCTTGAGCTAACATCTGAACGACCTGGGCATAATCCTTTGGCCTCTGATCGAATAGCTGTTGGCCGGTGAAGATAGCAGGGCAGACATCTTCTGTCTTGAGGTTAGCTGGGAGGTTCTCAGCGTATCCAACTTTCCTAGGTCTTGTCGTGGGCATAAATCAATCGGTGTAGTAATTTGAGAAAGTATTCTCAATAAGGTTCGATGCAAGTCTAATTAGACATAATCATTATATCACGAACCACTTTATGTCCTGTAGGCTATAAAATGATGCACAAATATAATATATTGTACGCTATGTCCTAAATCACATAAAAATTTAGGCTCCAGGAGGGGGGGAGGGGGGTCTGAGAATCTGCCCCCCGATCACCGCCGACCGATAGAGGCTCATAAAAAAATTCTGACAAATTGCCCCACCCGAGGTGACCTACTATCGATAATCTGTTATCATTAGCCATGCCTCTGAACTGGTCACCGCATCCCGCCATCCCGCCTCTCAGCAAATCGGAGATGCTGAGGATGTCGCCTGAGAAGATCCTCGCCTATTGGGAGAAGCGGGAACAGGCCATTAAAGATGAGAAAGATGATCCTTACAGGCATGGATTTGAGTTGGATATATGGAAACGAGCGGATGAGCAGTTAAGGAAGCACCAAGAGATTCTCATTATGGGAGGCAACCGGAGTTCCAAGAGCCACTTTTGCGCTCGAAGGGTAGTCCAATCCCTAGTTGAGAATCCAGGTACTATTATATGGTGCTTAACGGAAACCTCGGCAAATTCGATCCAATTTCAGCAGAAACTTGTATTTAATGCATTACCTAAAGAGTTAAAGACACTAGGTCGGGGTAAAGTAGGATATGTCATGTATTCACTTCGTAATGGCTTTACTGCGGCTAAGTTTACTTTGCCTAATCGGTCCGAGTGTATTTTCCGTAATTGGAGTCAGGACATTTCTACTATCGAAGGTGGAGAGATCGGTTCACCGCAAGACCCTGTTAATGGCACACATAATATTGGCTACTGGGCAGATGAACTCGTACCCATGTCTTGGGTAAATACACTTCGATTTAGGACAGTCACAAGAAACTCCAAAGGCATAATATCCTTCACCGCCGTAGATGGTTGGAACAGCGTGGTCAAATCGATGCTAACAGGAGCCAGGACGGTTGAATCGGCAAAAGCTGATTTATTAGACGGCGAAGAGGTCCCCCTCGTCCAACAGCCCATCCGCAAAGCCAGCTCGGTGGTCTATTTTCATACAGCGGCTAACCCGTTTGGCGGATGGGAGGCAATGAAGAACCAATTGGAGGGGGAAAAGAGGGAAACAATTCTTTGCCGGGCGTATGGAGTGCCTGTTCGTCAAAGTCGGGCAATATTTCCAAATCTCACGGATAAAAACTTCGTACAGGCAGAAAAGTTGCCCGATTTTGAGGATGCCAATTTCGTTCTGAGCATTGACCCTGCGGGAGCAAAGCCTTGGACGATGGTATTATTTGCAATCGATCCTCATGGGGTCGCCTGGGCGGTTAAAGAGTTCCCTGACTTTGATACATGGGGTGGATGGATTGATCTGACTAAGGACAAGATGACAGCCGGTGAGGCCGCCCAACCGAATGGGTATGGATTGAAGGATTATGCGGATGAGATTAGGAGGATGGAAAAGATTTGTGGGGATAATGAGGTTGTACGAATCATCGACCCAAGGTTAGGAGCGGCAAGTTATCAGAAGTCTGAAGGTAGTTCTAATATCATAGATGATTTATCGGATGAAGATATCATCGTTGAACCTGCTGAGACTTTGGACATCGAGACGGGCTTGCAGGCAATCAACAATTTACTGGCATGGGATCGGGACAAGCCAATGGATTTGGATAACAAGCCTAGATTGATGTTCTCGGATGAGTGTCAAAATCTGATTAGCTGTATGCAGGCATATATACCTGGGGATTTAAAGTCTGCCCCTAAAGATTTTGTTGATGTCTGCCGTTATTTTTCCATCGGGAATTTCGAGTACCATGATGAGGACAGTTTTTTAACAACAGGAGGGGGGAGTTATTGATATGAGTAATAAGGTGATGCCTGGGCATCGTAATCAGATCGTATTATTAAGGCAGGCTGGGGAGACTTGGCCTAAAATCGCTAAGGCTGTTGGCTTTAGTCGGGCAACTGTACAGAAGGTCTACAAGGAGGAAGTGGCAAAGGAGGCTCCACCTGTGATTAAGGAGGAAAAACCGAGGTATGAGAAGGCTCGGGTATTATCGATGGTCCCAAATCCTCGATTAATGCGTATATACTTTGAAGATCGGGATGAGATTGGTGTGTGCGTTAAGAGGCCACAGGACAATCACCCGCCCAAGAGTCAAATCATCGTCAAGAAGGTGGAAGGCAATGAAGAGTTGTACCGATTGGTGTGAAAGCGTGGAAGAAAAGGACAGGAGGATCGATTTGATGCTCCGAGAGTTGGTCGTTGAACAGGGCTTGGAATCAATAAGGCAAGGCAATGACCCCCAACCTATGACTTTGGAGGAGATTGCGGACTTTGTGGGAGTCGGAAAAGACACCATTGATCGCATACAGAACAGGGCTGTGAGAAAATTAAGAAATAAAATGTTAAACTTGAAAGGTTAAAATGGAAACAGAAGTACAGATATTTGAGGAAAAGCCCGATGTTGATGGGCTAAAGGAGGATTTTGAACGAGCTAAGGCAAATCTATCTTGGTGGATGGACAAGGCAGAAGATGCACGGGAGGTTCGCTTTAATGAGTGGGCGGGAAAGAGTGGTGATGGCAAGAAGAGTGGACCCGAGGCATTTCCCTGGGACGGTAGCTCTGACTTAGACCCTAATGTTATAAATCCATTAATCGATGGGGATGTCGCGACTCTCACGCAGGCCCTCTCACAGGCCAACCTGGTGGCCGCGCCTGTGGAGAGCGGTGACATAGCATCTGCCAAGCTGGTGAGTGAATTTTTGAAGTGGCGTATGGGTACGATGGATGAACTGATGAGGGAGTCAGCCATCGGAGCGAATTATTTATTGCAGAATGGACTTACTTTTTATGGGACTTACTGGAAGCAGGAAAAGACTCGGAAGTTTGAACCAATAAGTTTGGAGGAAATTGCCCAGCAATCGCCCGAACTGGCAATGGCGATTGAAGATCCCGAGATGAAGGAGGGAGTCGAGGAAATGTTCTATCCGATGTTCCCAAAACTGAAGAAGAGACGGGTCAAAAAGATGCTTAATGAGCTTCGCAAGACAGGCGTGACTGAAATTCCCACCGAAAAGATGGTGGTAAATCGTCCGGCGGTTAAAGCTTATGAGCTTGGGCGTGAATTAATTGTGGACAGCAATGTGATCGACCTGGAGTCCGCCCGTTCTATCCATTGTTTACATTACTATACACCTGAGGCTTTAAAACAGAAAGTCAATGAGGGTTGGGATGCCAAGTGGATTGATGAAGCTATTGAGAAAGCTAAGGATTTTTACTCCGAGGAACGATATAGCGACAGCATGATTTCCTATGACTATGGGAACAATTATGGAAGCCAGCATTACGAAGGATTGATTAAAGTAATCACTACTTATCGTAAGGAGCTGGACGAGGATGATTGCCCCGTGGTTACTAAAACCTGTTGGACTGAGGAAATGGAAGATGCTGGATTCCATGAGCCTGTTGGGTATGACGAGGGGCGGTATCCGTTCGTATGTATCACGAGAGAGCATTTAAACCATCGGTTGTTGGACTCTCGGGGATACCCTGAGTTGTTGAAGAGTTATCAATTGGCTGTTAAAACCGAGTTAGATAGTAGGCGTGACGCGGCAAGCATGACAACCATGCCACCTGTGGAATTTCAAATTGGAAGGCGGCCTGATCGATTAGGGCCAGGTGCATTTTTGCCTGTGCGTAGGCGTGGAGAGGTTGGATTTATGGAAACTCCAAGGTTCTCACCAGCATCGACTCAGGTGGAGATGGATATCCGCAGGCTGTGTGACAAGATAACCGGTCGGGCGACTGGTCCTGACGATGCGGTGGAAGCAAATGCTTTAAAACAACATTTAGTAAATTGTTGGCTAAGTGGATGGAAGGAAGTTTTAAAGCGGATATGGTGTTTGGATCGTACTTACAGCGGACCAATGATTTGGTTTCGGGTGACTAATAACGAGCAAGGCGCACAGCTCATCCTGGATGAAACTGCCGAGTTGTATGACTTTAATATTACTTGGAACAGCATGAACCAGGATGAGGAGAAGGTTCTACAGAAGCTGGATACCGTAGGTAAGGTTATGGCTCAATACGACAGACAGGGCGCGTTCAGATCGGATGTGTATCTCCGTAAGTTTTTAGAAGCAATCGATCCAAACCTTGCCGGTCAATTAATTGCACCTGCTGAAGAGGCAACCGATAAGGAGATTAAGGAGACATCTGCGGATCTCGCTAAAATCTTTAGTGGTCAAGTGGTCAATGCTCCACAAGGTGCAAATGCTCAACTTCGTTTACAATTTATGCAGACATATCTGCAAGGAACTCAAGAAATTCCAGCAAATGATATCCAACAGAAGATGCAGGAGGACGAGAACTTTGCTAAGAGGCTACAGACATATGCTGGTCAACTCGAACAACAGCAAGCCCAACAAAGAAACGCTCTAATTGGTCAACTAGGGACCGCACCTGGTAATGTGCCTGGTACTTCAATGTAATGAATTTATCTGACGCTATTGCTGGTTTGGGCGATCAAACAGAATGGAAATTTGTTAAGAAATTCATCAAAGAGCAAAGAGATTCATGCTTGGTTGATTTTCAGGATTATAACCATGTGGATAATCCACAAAAACTTGCCCGTCTGTCGGGTGAGATTGCCGGTTTAAGTAGGCTAATAAGTTGCATTGAAAATGAGGAAGATGACAGAGACCCCACATCAGAAATTTAAGAACGAGCATCGAGCCTTGTTAAATCGATGGCTTGAAGAGTCCGACATTGACGACATGGAAATGGCGAGTATCGCGATGAACGATCTCAATGAATGGCTCGGAGAAGAAGTCCTGGAGTTCGAGAGTGAAATCGATCTAGGGGATGAAGAGGACGGGTAGCATCTATGAACAGCAGTTTATTCTAGATGCACTAAAAAATGGTTTAGAAGTTTTTACGCCTATTGGCGACTACTTGCCACAGGATTGTATTGTTATGAACTCGGCAGGCCGAACCTTTCGAGTACAGGTAAAAGGCACAGGTGTTTTAATAGAGGATAAACGGAACAATGGGGGCTTGGGAAGGTACATGATTACCTCGGCATCCGGTAAAAAGGTAAAAGAGACAATAGACTGTACAAAAGTCGATACATTAGCGGCTTATATCCAACCCGTTAATGCTTGGTACATCATACCCTGTATGGATTTAGATAATGCAATTCGCATAAGTTTGTACCCTCACAATGCTAAATCAAAAGCCAAGTATGAAAGATTTTTAAATAACTGGAACGCATTTAAAATTTCCTGAGAAATCGTAATTTTCATCTGATATAATTGTCATTGGCGGGGTGTATTTACTCCGCAGATCAATACAAGAGAGTGCGAACTCTTCAAACGCAGAGAAATTATGGCAGAAACAGTTATTAGCGAGGCTCCGGCTGAATCCACGGGAGCAGAAGACAATCAAGCGCAAGGCCCAATGAGCATGGAAGATTTGGCGGCATCCTTTGTCGACCAAGTTGAAAGTGATCAGCAGGCATCTGACGATGAGGCTAAAGCGGAAGTCACCGAGAGTTCCAAGCAAGCAGAAGCATCGGAAGAAGATGTTCTTTCACAGTCTATTTCCGAAGAGGAAGAAGATACCGAAGAAGAAACCGAGCAAGAGGATGAAGAGATCGAGGAGGAGGAGTCCGAAGAGGAACCCCCTAAAGCTGTAGGTAAACTGCTCAAGCAAGTTAATAAACTAACTGCACGGGCTAAGTCTGCTGAAGAAAATGCAGATGCACTTAAAGCCGAGATCGAATCCCTTAAATCCAACAGCCAACCTAGTGAGCAGGCAACCGGCCAACCTGAACTTGAAAATGTTCAGACCTTTGAGGACTTGCAAAAGTTACAGAAGGAAGCCCAAGCCGCCAAGAAGTTCGCCCTACAGAATATCGGGAAAGACTATGTCGAAGTGGACGGCAAGGAGTACAGCGATGATGACATCCGAAATATCCTTACCCAAGCAGACGAGTACCTTACTGAAAAGATTCCAGCACGGCAGAACTACTTACAGGAAAAAGCTCAATGGCAACAGGATACAATCGCCACACATCCCTGGTTAAACCAGGACGATGAATCGGCAGAAGCTCGGAAAGAATTATTCGGAGGACTTAAAAGCCAGTACGGCCATATCCTAAAAAATCTTCCCAACGGTGACTTTGTTGCGGCAACCCTCGTCCGAGGAATTGAAGCAATTAAGTCGGACCAAAAGGCAAAGACCGCACCTAAAAAGAAAGCGATCAAGCCAAAGAGTCCACCACCTACTGACGGAGGCAACGCCTCACCACCGGTGGAAAATGCCCAAACTCGGAAACAGAAACAGAAAGAAGGTATCAAGCGTAAAGGACCACTCTCGGCTAACGATCTAGCCGCATATCTCAGCGACTAAAATTTAATTATTAAAATTCAAAATCTTATACCAAAATGGCATTAGCAACTTCCTATAATGTAGACGGAGCAAAGGGTGCAAGAGAGAACCTTGAGAATCTTCTCAAGACTGTCGAGCCTACCGAAACTCCTCTTTACTCAACTCTCTCCCAATCTGCCGCTCCTAAAGCGACTCTTAACGAATGGTTAGTCGATTCCCTTGAAAATCCTGATATTGCAGGAGTCGAGGACGGTCTTGATTTGACCTTATCGACAGCAAAAAATCTTATCGATTCTCGTGCTAGATTGGCTAACCGGGTGCAGACCGTTCGCGATTATTTCGCTGTCTCCCGTCAGGCTGAAATGGTCGATGTAGCCCCTGGTGGATCTTTGTTTGCCGCTTCCAAGGCTAAATCTTTGATCCAACTTAAACGCTCCATTGAAACTGCTATCGGTTCAAGTAATGATCAGATCGCTGGTGCTTCAGGAACAGCTAGTAAAATGGCTGGGCTGGGTTTATTCTCGAATCCGAGTGCGACTGGAAATACTTTCGATACAAGTGCTAAACAAGCATTCCGTGCAGTAAGTGGTTCCCGTGTTTCCTTGGGATCATTGACTGAAGATGGTTTTCGTGGGCTTCTCCAATCTGTGTACACCGCTTCCGGTGCCAAGAGTAGTTTTAAGTTGTTCTGTGGTCCAGCTGTGATGAACAAAATCACCGACTACACCCGTGCGGCTATTAGCAACAACCCAAGCTACCAGTTCACTCAAGATGTATCCGGTAAGACTCTAATCAGATCAGTTCTTACTTACATTAGCGATTTTGGCGAAATTTCGATCCTGCCGGACCTTTTTCTTGGTAGGGTGGATGGCAGTCCATCCGGCACAGACACCGCTGTTGGCGTAGTCAACACCGACCGTGCTTATCTCATCCCTGACGATGACACCGTATCCTTGAAATTCTTGGAAGGTATCTCCGTTATGGAACTGCCTGACAACGGCGGTGGAAAACGGGCCTTCTGTGAGGCGATGCTCACCCTTCGGGTCGGCAATCCACGCGCACTTGGTTCTATTGTTTAATCAATCTTCAATCAATTAGTAGTAATTGTTTGTTTCATGTGTTCATAAAATGGGGAGCCAGCTTAGGGGTAGGCTGGCTCCCTTTTTCTTTTAAAATATGAGTCTTAACATCATCGTAAAAGGAGGTAAGCGAAGTGGAAATTCCCAGGAGGAAATCGCTTATTATATTCGCAAAGCAAACCAACAAGCCGCAGTTCGGGAAAAAGCAGGCTATGCCCAACGACAGGAGGAAGTACGCAAAGCCGCCAAATCCCTCGAAGGAAGCAAGGGCAACTTTCGCTTGAAACGGGTAACAGACATGACGACCTATCTTCGGCATGAACAACAAGCTCCTGGTTGCTGGGCAAATAAAGAGTTCACTAAAGACTTTGAGAAATCCAACCCTGAAACAGTTGTAAAACATTGAGGACGGTTCCTTACAGCACATTCAAGAGTCGATTCCAATCTTCGGTTGGTGTCGATTCTTTGCTTTCACAGGAAGAGACTGCCCTGAAGAATAGTTTAAATGACCGTATTAGAGGAGCATGGACCCGCGCAAAATGGCCTGATGTACAGACAGTAGTCGAGAAATCAGTAGCCGCCGTAACAAGCCCCATAGTGGCCGACAAAGCTGTGCAAATCGACAACGCATCCGACCTCATGGATGTGTTCCAGGTATGGACTAAAAACCCACTCACAGATCGCAATGCTATCCTCTTGGAATTTCAATTAATTAATGGATACATCGTTTTATCGGCAGACTCTTCAGCCGACTCTGTATTCATCGTGGGCAACCAAGTACCGGCATCCGACTATGGAGATGCCACAACGGATCTCCCTGCCTTCCTGGAGCGGTATTTATTATTAGCCTGTGTGGCAGACTACTACAAAGCCGATGGCCAATTAGAAAAGAGTGTTCAACAGGAGCAAATGGCCGAGGAAACCCTGGCACTCGAACTTGATCGGGTCGAGCGACTCAACTCGATGAACAAAATCACAATCAATTCTTATCCGAGCTACAGCTTCGGAGTATCAATTTTATCAACCACATAACCACTTAGAAAAATGGGATTAGCCAGTTTCAATATATTGAATTCAATGGGCGCAAATGGATGCGTCTATGTAAACGGAACCTCCGCAACGAATGGCAGTTTTGTTGCCGTGCAATTCACCGAACCATCAGTAATTGGTGCATTAACCGGTATCATGGATAACTCGGCAGACTTAATTGCCGATGGTACCTCTTTCGGAACAGGCCAGGTGATCTATGTTCCTTTTACCAGTATTACTTTAACCAGCGGAGCCGCCATCCTTTACAAAGGTAGCGTCTAATGCCTGAACTAGGACTCAGACTCTCCATCGGGGAAGTAGATGCCGACAGCATCATTGGGCCTCCTATTGGCGGACCCGTCATTGACGGGGTCATCCAATCCGAAGCGGAGGACTTTCTGCTCGTGGAAGCGGGGCAATTTTTAGCATTCGATTAGAAGAGGAAATAAATTATGGCAAATAAACGCATATCATCATTAGACCCACTAGCTACTCCAGCAGATGGGGACATTTTACCGATCACCGATGTATCGGATACAACAGGTTCACCTGATGGTACTACTAAGAAAGTAACAGTTGCTAACCTAAAAAACACAGCCCCCGTCCAAAGCGTAAACACGCAAACCGGTGCGGTTGTCCTGGATGCAGATGACATCGGCGATACTTCCACCACCAACAAGTTTGTTACAGCTGCTGACATTACGAAGCTTGGTAACTTAAGTGGTACGAACACAGGTGACCAAGACTTGAGTAGCTACCAGTTACAGCCATCAGAAGGTGCATTCGTAAACGGCGATAAAACAAAGTTGGATGGTATCGAGGCAAGTGCAGATGTAACAGATGCAACGAATGTAACAGCGGCTGGAGCGTTGATGGACACCGAGGTTACTAACCTTGCCCAAGTAAAAGCATTTGATGCATCCGACTACGCAACAGCGGCACACACTCACGCGATTGACGATCTTAGCGATGTTACAATCACATCCGCATCGAACGAAGATGTAATTAAGTTTGACGGTACAAGTTTCGTAAATGGACAAGTCTCAGTCGATGTAAACACCCCGCTCAACACCGCACTTCGTGGAACCGACAACCCGCACATCGGAGCGTATCCTAATCAATCATTCAAGGTTACGGACAATCCATATAAGTCCGTCATGGTCATCGCAGATGCGGATGGCAACTTGGAGTTTGTTACTAAGGACGGAGCAAATGTTTATGTTAATACGCCATCAGCTCGACTGGCATTGGCTAAAGGATTTAGCGTACAGGAGGACGGGGACGAGCCGGATATTGAAGCGGTCACTCCTAGTGGTGTTACTTACTCAGTCATCAGCGGAGACTCCGACACTAAAGGAGCCAATGGTCTACCAACTCGCCAAGGCTTTAACTACCCCGACATAGGGGCCAATCCAGCACCAATCTTAATCTCAGGCGGTACAATCGCTTAACTC